TATACAATCATTATTGCTCTCGTTTTAGTTATATTATATGATGTATCTAGTGAAGACGCCTGGGGTTATGTACAATCCACGCTTGACTTTTTAGACGCCATAGTATATAATATGAAAGAGAGTGGTTAAATTATGAAAAACATAAGTAAAATAGTTGCTATCGGTGCAATCGGGCTTTTAATGTCTGCTTGCTCTAGCACTTATAAAATAAAATCAGAAAAAGGTAAAGTTATGAATACTGTTCCGAAATGGTACATGGCTGACTATTCTGAAAGTAAGGCGTGTGATACTCCTTGGTTAGGCAAAGACAAAGATAAAATGTGTATCTTTGGTGTTGCGACAGCAGTATCTCCTGACTTGCAATTAGCAATCGAAAAAGGTAAGATGTTAGCAAAATCTGAATTGGCCGATATTATTGCAGGCGAAATGAACAAAGAATCGAAACAGTTTATTACTGAACTTGGTAAAACAAATACTAAAACAGTTGTAAGTGAAGTAGAATCTATATTAGTTAATAAAATTAAGAATACACCTGTTAGAGGTTATGAAATCTTTAAACAAGATGTAACTCTTACAAAAAATGGCTATTATAGAGTTTGGATTGGTTTGAGATTGCCTTTAGGTGAATATAATAAGATGTACAACTTCACAATTGATGAAGCTGTTGACGCTTATAATCTAAAAGAAAAAGCACAAATCAAATACAAAGAAATAATGAAAGACGACAATGGCAATAGTAATATACAGTAAACCTAATTGTGTTTTTTGTGATAAAGCAAAAGCAATGGTGAAAAATCTTAACTTGGAATACGAAGAAAAAATGTTTGGTAAAGATTTCAATTCAGTTGAAGAACTATACGAAGCAGTTGGTAAACAAGTTAGGACTATGCCACAAATCTTAATAGATGGTAAACTAATTGGTGGTTATAATCAATTAGTAGAACATTTTACAGATAAAGGTTTAGTTAATTTTAAGGGTGAGAAAGTCTAGTGGCAGATGACAATGTTATCTTATTTCCAGCAGATAAGATTAAGAATAAAGAAAATACAGGTGTCAAAGACACAAAGTTTTCTAAACGAATTGAGAAAGAACAGACCAATAAGTTTATAGAAACTGCTGTAGATGACATTGCTCTAAAACTATTACATAATTTTGTGGATTTAGCTATGAAAACACAATCAGAAACCTTTACAAAAGACTTTTCATTTTTAGTGGATGTGTTGAGAAGTACAATCAAAAGAGATTTTGGTCTAAACCATATAGTACAAAAGATGGTAGACAAATCAGTAGAATTGAAAGTAGATAGAAACAATAATCAAATGGCAAGAATTAATTATGAAAATTTATCTAATATGAACTTTCATCCAAAGAAAACAAGTCCGTTGAGTGAAGAACTAAAAGACGAACTCAACCCTAGTGGAATCGAATTTACTCCTGACTTCGACCCTAGTAATGACAAATAGAATTCCGTCAGGAATCGCCTCGCCTGGTTGTAAAATGTGGCAGAAAGAGAGGATTTAGACAATTATGTTTAAATTTTTATTTAATAACAAACAAGAGGAGAATGTTATGGCAAGAGCTAAAACATCTAAAACATCTAAAGTAAGAAACCTTTTCTCAAAAGGAAATTCAGTTTCTTGGAAAACTTTAAGAAACACATATGACCTAAGGTCACCAGCTGCAATGGTTGGTAAACTTAGAAACGAAGGCATGATGATTTATGAAAATAGAACATCAGCTGGTGTTTCATACAGAGTTGGTACTCCATCAAAAGCAATTTTGGTGAACGGTATGAACGCTGTATTTGGTAAGCAAGTAGCTTACTCAGCATAATAATGCGGAGACAGGGGCCCTTCCGGCCCCTGTTTCATTAATCGGTAAACCAAAAGGTTTTTTATGACAGATAGTGAAGAAAAACAAAGACAGTTAGACGCTACAATGGAAAATGAAGCGGCACCACCAAGTCCGATGGTGCAAATTTCATTAAAAGAATACGACAAATTAAAAGCAGAAAAGAATTATATTACGGACCCTAGTTTAATTGCTATCATAGATAAAATGGAAGAATTAACTAGAGCATTAAGAAGACATATTGTAAGAAAGTTTTAATGAGTGTAGAAGACGGATGGTTATTATTCATACTTGGCATGGTGACGAGTGTAGTAGTAATGTATATTATATTAACGGTGATGAGTAATGAAGGAATGGATGATAGCGACAGCGACAATTCTATTTGATGATAGTAAAAATGATTTAAGAGCGTTGCCAAAAACGGTACGCTTACAATTATTATCTGTATTATCATTTGTATGGTCGACAGCATTTACATTATATTTTTTTGGTATGATTAGGCCTGATATATGGGGAAGTTTAGTTATAGGTCACATTGCTATTATCATGGCAATGTATTTTACATTTAAACAGTTTCATAATGTAACACAAAATCGTTACAAATTTGGCACATATCATAGTTATGGTAGAGGTAGAGATTATGTTATATACAGAGATAAACATGGTCATGCTTATAAAGTAAAATTACCAGAGGGCGACCCAGGTGGTGAACATGAATAAATTAAAATGGATGATACTAGATAATTTACCAGGTATTTTTATAATACTTGTATTTACTTTTGGTATGGTCATGGCGTGGAATAGTGTATGAATAAACTTATAGACCCTAAAAATCCTCATACAGTAGGTAAGAGTGCATGGAATTTAGGTAATCATGTATTATTATTTGGTTTTATAATGGCATTAATATTTGTAGTATATGTGAGTTATAAATGATTTTAGTTGATTTAAACCAAGTATTAATATCTAACTTGATGGCACAGACCAGAGGCCAACCTGATATTACAACTGCTAATGAAGATATGATTAGACACATGGTTATAAATTCATTAAGAGGTTTTAATGTAAAGTTTAGAAACAAATACGGTGAAATGATATTATGTTCAGACGCAGGTGACCCATGGCGTAGAGATATATTTCCACATTACAAATACAGCAGAAAAAAAGGCAGAGAAGAATCCAGTTTTGATTGGGACAATATATTTAATATTATTACTAATATAAAGAATGAAATAAAAGAGAACTTTCCTTATGTCGTTATGTATAATGAGAAGTGTGAGGCAGATGATATTATAGCAACACTTGTAAAATATTATTATCAAAGTGAGCCGATAATGATTGTTTCTGGCGACAAAGATTTTATACAGTTACAAAGATTTAAAAATGTAGAACAATATGCTCCTATACAGAAAAAGGTGGTAGGTGATGATGTTGACCCAAAGAATTTCTTGATAGAACAAATATTAAAAGGTGACAGGTCAGATGGTGTACCAAATGTGCTTTCTCCAGATGACATATTTGTAACAGGTGAAAAACAAAAACCAGTTACCAAAAAAAGACTACATGAATTGGGTTTATTAAGAAGTTTTGATAGGCAAATACAGAAAAATATAGATAGAAATATACAACTTATTGACCTAACAAAAATACCAAAAGTGTACGAGGACGCTATTATAAATAGCTATCGAAGGTATAAGAAAAATGACCGTTCAAAGTTATTAACTTATATGATTGAAAATAAATTGAAGTCTTTAATGGAAAACATTGGTGACTTTTAACATGGAGAAATAATATGGCAGAGCAAAATCCAAATCTTATGTCAAGACAGCAAATGGAAACAATGGCCGCAACAAGTGGTTCGGGAAAACTGTTGTACCATGAAGTGTTGACAAAAGTAAATAACGCAAAAGATAAACCAAAAAAGGTCGCTGTTCTAAGACAATACGATACACCTGGTTTAAGACGAGTAATTAAAGGTTCATTTGACCCTAATATTAAATGGGATTTACCAGAGGGTACACCACCATTTATTGCTAACGAAGCACCAGAAGGAACTGAACATAGTTTACTAGAGAATGAATCTAGAAAATTCTGGCACTTTGTAGAGGGTGCAGATACAGACACATCAAAAACAAGAAAAGAAACTTTATTTGTTCAAATATTAGAAGCTTTACACAAAGGTGAGGCTGATGTAACTATTAGAATGAAAGATAAAGAATTACACAAACATTATAAAGGTCTATCCGCTGCTGTGGTAAAAGAAGCATTTAGTTGGAATGACGAATATAAGACAATGCCAAGAGGTACAACCTCTGGAGCGTTAAGTCAATAACGAATCAAGGGTGTGGCGTATATGTCGCACCCTAAAATAATCAAAAAAGCAAGTAAAATCAACGAAAAATAAGTGAAAAAAGCGCTTGACTCGAACACTATTTTAGTGTATAGTGGTACCATAAATATGAAAAAGGAGAGTTATATTATGAAAAAACTTATATTAATACTTGCTGTTTTATGGTTAGGTCTATCGGCCTTTGCAAATTCAGTAAAAGCAAATGATTCTACTCAGGCGACAGTAGCTCATATTATTACACAAAAGATACAAGGTAATAATGTAGATACTTCCGTTTTAGAGGCAGAAATGTCAAAACTAGCATATCAATTTTCTTTAGAAATGGTTGATATAATAGAAAAACATTTACCAATGATTTTAGAAGGACTTGCTTCTGAAATTAGAGGTAACGCTGATAGTGCTTATAAGTGTTCTTTGTTAAAAGATACTAAAATTGCAGATAAGGAATGTAGTTAATGGCAAAAAAAACTAAAAAGTCAGATGTTCTTCCAGGCATACCATTTGAGTTTGACTTCTATATGGTGTATTGGGAGGATATTCAATCTGATTCGGGTTGGCGTACTCTAAAAGAGATACAAAAATCTAAACCGGCAATTTGTGTATCCACAGGTTGGCTTGTTAAAGAAAACAAAGATGTTCATGTATTGATGAGTGATTATAATTATGATGAATCATATACAGAAATGGCTGATGGTGGTAATACAACCGTCATACCAACAAAGAATGTTATTGAAAAATTTATTATTAAAGGTTTATAAACCGGGAGAAATATATTATGGCGAGTAAAGAAATTGACAGATGGCTAAAATCAGAAATCGAAAAGGTTCCTGAAAAACTAATCAAGTTTAGAGATAATAAACTTGAATCTAAAATGGTCTATTACACAGGTAATTGGCAAATAGATGTTATGGCTAATTTAACACAAAGACAATCAGAAAAACTTTTTGGTAAAATGCAAAAAATCACAGACGCAGGTGGTCTAGCATTTTTTCAAAAGAGGATGAAGGATATTAAGATAGGTGCAAATGATTATGATGACGCTGAAGTTATTACAGGCTTTCAGTATATTGTAATGAGAACAGGCAGGTCTTAATGAAAGCAAAAATAAAAACAATATTTCAAACTTTAATGTTTGTATTTGTAATAGGTTTTATATCGGCAGTTTGGTATGCTTATAATACTAGTATAGCAGAAGAACAAGAGGCAATCACAAATGAAGTGGTTGAAACTTTAGAAGAAATTATTGTCTATGAAAAACCAGACTTTGAAAGAGAAAACAACCAGACATTTATTAATAGTGTAGGTCAATGTGTTAACTATATTTACAATACAACAACAGACATTATACCAGTAAATTTTGAAGTATTATTGGCTCAGGCCGCTTTAGAGAGTGGTTGGGGTAATAGTAGATTTGCAATTGAAGGCAGAAACTTATTTGGTATAAGAACTTATGACCTACGAGAGCCACATATGTTGCCGTCTAATAATCCAAAAAAATGGGGTGTTAGAGTGTATCAACATGAATGTGATAGTGTTCAACATTATATAGATATACTAAATAATGGTAGTGCTTATGAAAAGTACAGAGAATTAAGGGACAATGATGTTACTGATTCTTTACAATATGTTGAAACCCTTGGTGCGTATGCTTCAGATAAAAATTATTTTGGTAAAATAAAAAGTATTATCAAAAAATTAAGAGAAGAATACGATATACCAATTTTAAATTAGGACTTAAATGATAGGAATATTAATAGTTTTTTTTAGTGCGATTTCTATATCTATTATAGCCGCTGGCTATTCTATTATGGGACTTGCTACACTATTTGCTGGCGCAGTAGTACCTATTATAGCAATGGGTAGTGCATTAGAAGTAGGTAAATTAGTAGCCGCCAGTTGGTTGTATAATAACTGGCGCAATCCATTTGTACCAAAAACAATAAAAGCTTATCTTACATCTGCTGTAATAGTTTTAATTTTTATTACCTCTATGGGTATATTTGGTTTTTTATCAAAGGCACACTTAGACCAAGTGCAACCAGTATCATCAAATAATATTAAGATTGAATTGATAGATAAACAAATATCACAACAAGAAAAAATTATAGAAAGAGCTCAAGGTACCTTAGACCAATTAGATAGAGCGCTTGACAAATATATTGATATGGAATATGTTACAAGAGGTCTAAAAGAAAGAAAGAAACAAGAGCCTGAAAGAAAAGAATTACAATTAGCAATCAATAATGCAAGTGATGAAATCGCAAAATTATCAAATGAAAAAGGTACATTAGAATTAGAACAAGATAAAATAGAGGCCGAAGTAGGAC